TGGCATCGCCGCGCCGCTCTTGGCGTCGCTACGCCGCTCGCTGGCGCTAAAGTCGCGTTTCATCAACACGACCTTGGCATGCGCTTGCGCGGGCCGGTCGACCGCGCTGATCTCATTCATCTTGAACGCGCGCATGATCCTTTTCACGCCGCAACCTCTTCGTCTTCAAGGCGATGACCGCCAATACTGAAGCCAGTAAGGGTTCCGTCGCGGAATTTGACTAGCATGTCATCGCCATCGGGCTTCATCGCAATCATAAGTCCGGTTGTCTTCGTTTCGATCCCGAACGCCTTGGCTATATCTTCCGTCATCGGAAACGCGAATAAAACCGATCCGGCACTTTCGCCGCTATGCATTTCTTTGGCGACGCGCGAGTGCTGCATGAAATCGATGGCTGCGGACAACATGGAAGATTCCGGAATATGATCCTCTTGGAGATCCCAATAGTCCGCACCGTCTTTCTTGCACACGATCGCCCAACCGAGCACGAGGCCAAGTGACTCGTCTACCTTTATAACCTCGGCATATTTCGCGGTTGTCTTTTGGCCGGTAATTTGCTGTGCGGCTAGCGTCATGTTCGTAACCGGCAAGCGCTCGTCGTCGTCATCGTCATCGTCATTCAGCCCAGGTTTTGCGGTTGCCGGCTTTTTCTTGCCGCCAAGCGCGGTTGAAACATGGGCGTCGCTTGCAACTGGACCGTCCTTGCGAAGCGCAGCAATAAATGATAGAAGCGACATCAGTCGACCAACCCATACACACAGGATGCAAAATGACCTTAGATGAACGTGCTCTTCTGCTTCAGGTAGCTGTTCTAATGATTAATAGGAACAAAGTTTCTGTCGACGAGCAAAGTCGACTCTCTAACCTGATTCTACGTATTTCAGAACGCCAACAAAATGAGGCCGAAGCGTCGAGAGACTACATTGAAGAATATCTAACCGATCCCCCGCTTCGCCAGCCAACCGAGTAGAACGTCCCCTCGCGACTCCAGCAGAGTTTCCATGATAGACGTGGTTCCAGGCCCGATTGGGTCAACGAGGCCGCCAAGCCCGTCTGCGGACGCGCCCAATACCTCGCCGGTAATTTCGTATCCTTTGAGGATTGCATTCTTCGCTTCGTCGAGCGTTTCGTGGCGATGGCGAATCACGCGGCCATCCGGGGTTAAAACCTCAAAGAGCTTCATCATGTGTGCCGCTTTCTCTTGAGCTGCCGCCCCATCATAGCTTTCACGATCGCCTTTGCGGTCGCTTTGCTAGGTTGCTTGTCGGCCTCGTCCCCGGCTTGCTCTTGGAGTTGGGCCTCCCATGGGCGGCCTTCCTGTGCGTCCGGCAGCCCCGCAGCGTCTCGAACGTAATCCTCTAAATCCTCGTCCGGAAACATCGCCACACCGGCTTGCGATAGCCGCAGGATGAAGTTTGACAAAATGTCGAGATCGATCTGCTGCGCCATGTCCGGCACGAATTCCGGCATGAGGTCGGGGTCCATTCCATTCAAGGCCCAAAGCCTTGTCAACCCGTCCTTGTTAATTATTGCCGCAACGTCATCTAGCCACCCTTCGACCGACTGCATGAAGAGGTCGACTTTAGTGTCGGCGAGGTTTTGTGCACCTCGCATCGTGTGGCCCATTTGAATAAAATCAGCTAGCGTGCTGGTCAGAATATCTAACTTATGACGGACGATCGGCGTGTTGGCGTCGGTTGTGCGGCTTCCCCCTTGCGGCACCAGATACTCATAGCTAAACATTGGAACGGCCGTTGGACCGTTCGCCCCAATAAACGTATCAGAAGGGAGCAACATTCCCATTTGCTCGTCGGTCCGCGAGCGCGTGGCCATTATCTTGTAGGCATTGAGAGTGGCTATTGCGCCGGCATTGCCGGCCTTCGCCTGATCTAGTAACGCCGTTGGCACGCGCACAACGACATTGCCAGCCATGCGCTCAATGTGAATTGCCTCGCCTTCTTCTAACCGCTTTACAAAATAATAGGGGCGATATGAATTGCGAAGGATCGATTTGCCTTCGGGATTGTTCTTGTGATGAATCGGCCGAAACAACATCGCCTTTTCGATTGGAATATCGACCAGCCTCCCGATCCATGGCTGTTGCGTCAGGCCTAAAATTTGCCCGTTTTCGTCAAGGAACCATTTTAAAATTGTATCTTGTGACCTAATCGGCAGACGAGCCCAGCCGATCATTCCGTCATTGAACTTGGAACTTTCCCTATCACGCCCTGGATATGGCCCATTGCGACGGTGCGGTTGCGGGCCGAGCCGATGCTTGTAGACGATTTCGTGGAAACTGTAGCCATATCCCAACATCGTAAGAACTTCAGTGACGAAATTTTCCCACGTATGAGACATATCGAAACGCAGAGAGTCGGCGAATTCCATTGCTTGCTGTGCAGGTCCGGTGTCATCGACAGCCTCGCATCTCCACTCGACCTTGCGCATCGTGCCCAGAATCGCAAACATGACCGCGCCGACAATCGGAGAATTGTCGAGCATCTCCCGATAGATCGTGGCGCCTTGCCGTCCGACCAGATTCGGGATATAGTCTTCCCGGATATAGCCGCCGAAGGCGCGAAGTCCGGTCGATCCAAGATCGGCCAGCAGCATAGAAGAATCAAAGTTAGGAGGGCTTCCCCATGATCCTCCGGCGTCTTGCATGGTCTTTGTAGGCAAGGACTTGCGCGGCGCCATGAATTATCCTAACGCCGTTTTATAATTGATGCCATTTACCGGTGGTGCTGTTATAGACGAATAGTACTGGATTGGTGAGCGTGAGCGCCAGATTGGCAAGTCCTTTGAGAAAAAATCCCTTGACGCCGGCATTATGACCCAATGTGATATTCGCATCCGTCGGCATCAGCATCATTGGGTAGCCGCTATTGAGCGGGACTTGAGCCGTGAAGTTCACCGTCAACCCGCCACCAGCATTTCCAATATGGATGATCTGATAGAGACCGCCTTGAGTGCCAAGCTGATTATTGATCGTGGCGGTCGGGTTCGTCGTCACCAGTTTCGGAAACTGCAGCCCGGAGGTCGCCTGAAGGCTATACCAGTCTGCATAAGGCGTGGCCTCCAGCACTTGCGCTCCGTTAACCTTTACCCATGCGAATGTGTATCCAACCTCTTCACGTTGCGCGCGCACAATCGCTGACTCGACGCTAGCCGCGGCGCCGAAGTTATATTGGCACCCAGCGTTGCTGGACAGCGAGAAAATATTTCCTACCGCCTCGAATTGCTGGCACTGAGCTACGTGGCATCCAAAAGCGCCGGAGACGTTCGCGAGATTACCGGCACCATTGTTGCCTGTGACGCGCACGGTTCGACAGAAAACCGTGCTAAGGCCATTCCCGATGCTAATATGAACGGGCGTCGCTTCATATCCGACGAGTGGATTCTCAAGATCGTTGTCGGAAATTGTCACGATCCCGCATGCGACCGTGCTTTCCGTTTCTCCGGAAACGATTATCAGCGTGCCGCAGGACTCAATTACGTTGTTTTGTATAGCGGCCATCGAGCACCGCTCGACAGATATGCCTCCTTGTGCAGACGCACTCGCGTCAACATCATTCTGAGTGAACTTAACGACGGTGCAGAGATTGAACCGAACTTGCGAATGCGTCGCGCTGCCGCAACCATAGATGTAGCAGCACGTCACAGTCGGGGAATTCGAGTTTGAGATTAGCAACCCTTCTTGCGCAAACCCATGGATCAGAAGACGCTGGACGAGAATTACCGCCGTAAAATTGAACACGACGCCGTTCGTCGCTCCGTTGATCCCCTCAAATGAAAGCTCGGAAATAGAAGACCAGCGCTGATATGTTGCGCCATTATTAGCAAACACAAATCCAGCTGTTGCGCCGTCGCAAACTATGGTTGACTGGTGCCACATGCCCTCGCCATAAATGCGCGGCACCACGAAGTTTCCAAAGGCGTTGCCAGGAGGGCTAATCGTTATCGGGCCGGTGATATGATAATATCCGGGTGGAAAATAAATGCTTGGAATTGTGGCGCCGCCACCGGTTATTCCAAGGGCCACTACAGCAGTAAATACGGATTGGATAGCTGCAGTATCGTCATGGCCAACGGTGCCGCCGATATTGGAATCGCCAAACGCGCCAAAATTTCTTACATTTATAGATTGCTGCTTTTGGTTTAAGGAAATTGCATTATAAACATCGTCTTCTTTTTTCCACACGCGTGCCATGAAACTTACCCCGGCACTTGCCTCGGCTGACTATGCACAATCGGAACATGAAACGAAATCACCTGTTCCGCCGTCAGAAGATTAAACGCCTCGCTCGTCGAATCCACATCATCGTCATGGGTTGATTCTGGAAAGGCCTCAAGTGCCGTGAACCAACTCTCATTCCAGTCGCCGCGAAGAATATCGACGTTGCCAGCCTCGGCTTGTGCTGAGAATGCGCCAAAACGCGTGGTCTTGTCGCCGGAGGCGCGCTTAGTTCTCACCTCGTAGCCGGCGAGAAGTCTTACCAAATGCTGGGCCTGGGATTTGCCAGCTTGTGCCGGGTCTTCCGGGATTGCAATGCGAACCATTCTCCCATCAGACGAGGCCATGTTAACCAAGGATCGCTCGACTTCCATAGGCGTGCCGCGAAATCTAGTATGGTGAGCAACGACAAAACGGCCGTCCGGCATGCGACCGATTTTAGTGCCGGCTGTCCAGTCCGGATCGTTGCTCTCCGTTTTTGCGGTTCCAGCCAAATCCCAACCGCGCACATACCTTGTACCCGTCGGGAGTATATCAATAACCTTGCACCATCGGCGCTGAAAATACAGCCCTGCCGAAGGACGAACTTTCCAGTTTCCACCAAGCAGCCTCTCACGCTCGACATGTGGCAACGCCATCAAGTTCGCGCGGTAGCCAGGATCTGCCGCCATGAGTATGCGGTTGTCTTCAAGGCGCGCCGGGATGAACGTTAACGACTTCGGCTCACATTCAGGAAAATAGTTAGTAAGCTCCTCGCAACTATCACCCCAGCGCAACTCGTCATTGACCCGCGCGAACCATCGAATTACGCCGGATCGTTCGGCGATTGCGGAGCCGGTATCTTGATCGACCCACCATGCAATAAGTTCGGAAACCCAACTGTCTGCGTCTGGGTTGGTGGTGCATCGAATGTATGGACGAATCCCGCAGGTGGAACGATTACGTGACAACATATAGAAAAATTGGGATCTTGAAAAATGCGTAAGCTCGTCAAAACCGATGAAAGCAAGTTGGCTTCCCTGCCAGTCCAAAACGCTTGTTTCATGATCTAGGCCAGCGAATGTTATCTTTGCGTTGCTGGGAAATTTCCAGCTTAGATTGTCTTGACGCGGGCGTGCACGGCAGTATCCATAAAGGGGAAGGGACGTATCCCAGAGAGATCCCTCTTTCTTGACGTCCGCGAGCGTGCGACGAAATATCACACCGCCGAATTGCGGGTTAGAAATGTGCCTTAGCGGCTCAAGCAGCAAACCATACGATTTACCCCCACCGGCAGCTCCGCCATAGACTGCAATGTCGGCGCGCGACTGAAGAAACGCTACTTGCGGCCCGTCTTGTGGTTTAATTACAGGCATTAAGTTATTTCTTGCCGGTCTTTTGGCCTTTCTTGAGGCCATTATCCTCGGCTTGCGTGCGCTTATGCGGCGACGCGTAACGCCTTTTGATTCTCCGCCCGGCCGCGTTAGTTTGAGCGACGCCCACTAATCGCGCTCGTTATGGGGCAAGATGATAACAGTCTTGTTTTCCATGTTGGTTCCGTCCGGATTGCCAAGCGTATGATCCTGCTTATTCCGCCACTCGCCATCGCCGAGGTTACACAATCCAAACTGGACCATTGACGCCGCGCCGACACCGCCTTTACCACCGGCAATCACATGGCCTTTTGTCTCCCACTCACGAACTTGCATTGCCTTGCCGCATTTGACGGCGTCCGCAAATTCTGGATGCCGTGAGACCCATTCGGTGAGCGTATCGCGGCAAACGCCTATCAGACCGGCAAACGCCAGGAGGGAAAATCCCTTCTTCATGTCCTCAAGCAAGAGATCGCAATATTCCGGGTTGTATAGTGTTTTACGTCCACGTACCATTGTTAACTTATCGCATTGCAGGGTAAGTGGGAATTCGTTGTTAGAGTTTGGCCGGCGCTCGATATAGCGGTTACGACGATATCGTATACGGCGCCGGGCTGGCATGTCCCGACTTTTTGAATCGTGACCAAGCCGGACGAAGGAATTGAAGGCGCGCCAATAAGACGCGCGGACGGAGATGCGTCAACTCCGGATATTAAAGTTATAGACCATGCGGCGGATATGAGTGTTTCCCCAGCCGCAAGAGGAAATGTATCCGCCGTTATATTGACGGTTTCCGTTGGATCAATCGCCGGCAAGTCCTGATTAGACCTCGGCATTGATCAAGCCCTTAACTTGGAAAGATAATTCTATATGCCGGTGCCGGGAAATGGATGGCCTTGGCCGTCGTTGGATAATGTATCGTTCGCGCGGTGCTTGGGTAGTGAATAAGGAATTTCGGGTCTACCGGTGGCGCGCCGGTGAATAGGGCGGAAA